TGGTGCAGGAATAACTTTTGTAGAGCTAGGTCCATCTGCCCGGCTCTCACAGGTAAGGTGCTTGAGACAGTTTCTTTAAACGACTTCGAGGACCTTACCACCCAGAAAACAGAGCCCAGTCTGAGTCAAAAAATGGCTATGATCCCAATCATCGAGGACTGGTGCAAAGCTGTCAGGGGACAGGTAGAGGCTAAACTTTTCACCGGGGAAGATGTGCTCGGCTGGAAACTGGTGCAAGGGAAGAAGGGCAACCGGAAGTGGGCTGATAGTGAGTCACTTGAAAAAGATATGTTGGCGATGCGGATAACTCATCGGTACATATATGACTACAAATTGGCATCACCTACGACATTAGAGAAGCATGCTAACGCAGGCAATGTTAATGGGCCCCAGTGGGTTAAAATAAAGCAACACATAACTCAAGCAGAAGGCGTACCTTCGGTGGCACCGTCATCGGATAAGCGTCCAGCAATAAGCGTCAACCCGAGAGATGATTTCGATGACGTGGCAGTAACAGATGTACTGAGAGGATTGATTTAAAACTTAAATAATAGGAGTAATAAAAGATGGCTAAAGTAAAATTAAGTAACGTAAGATGTGCATTTTTAAGTACCCTGTGGGAACCTGCAGAATTTAAAGCAGGAGATGGTAGGTTCCGCAGAAGTGCTACCTTTCTCATCGAAAAGGGCAGTGCAAATGATAAGGCCCTGCAAAAAGAAATCAAGGCAGTAGCTGCAGCAACATGGGGTGCTAAAGCGGACAAGCAGTTGAAAGACCTCGCGCCGCAGTCCAACAAGTTCTGCTATATTTTCGAGAAGTCTAATAAAGATGGTGACATCTTCGAGGGGTTTGAAGGCATGATGGCACTCTCCGGCAACCGGGGCGTAGCTAAAGGACCGATACTAGTGTTGGACCAAGATGCCCGGACTGTTCTAGATGAAAACTCCGGGAAGTTATACGCCGGGTGTTTCGTGAACGCCACCGTTGATATCTGGGCGCAGAAAGGTGAGTTCACCGGCATACGTTGTGTGCCGATAGGTATCCAATATGTGTCTGAAGGCGACGCATTTACAGGAGCGCCACCAGCACGTATGGATGACTTCGACGATCTCACAGAAGGTGCAGGAGCAGAAGAGGTAGCAGCACCAGCAGAAGAACTTGATAGTATGTTTGGCGGATAATAAATCCAGAGCGGGACATTCCTCGCCGTGGTTGGTCGCACGGTTATACCCTGATAGAAATTTAGCTGTGGGCTCTGGTATTTGTTCAGCGGCTAATGATCGAACACCTGTGTTCCTGAAATCATTGACAGGCTTCGGGGGGATAGACCACTTTATAAGGAAAAGCGTGGATAAGTTATGGTACGATTGTGAGACATTCTCACCAGTAAACATACGAGATGGTACCTATAAGTACACCTCCAATTCTGAAATCATGCTAGTTACCTACGCTATCAACGACGGTCCGGTATACAGTTGGGATCGTACAGAAGATGACGCGGTCCCCGGTGAACTAAAGCAGGCGTTACAAGATCCTGCCGTAGAGATCTGGGCACACAATAGTATGTTTGATAGGACCGTACTGTCTAATGGTATCCCTGATCTGTGCCCACCCATCGAGAGATGGAGGGACACCATGATACAGGCTTATATGTGCAGTCTACCGGGAGCACTTGACAAACTTTGTCAGGCCCTCAATGTAGGCGAGAACCTATCCAAGATGGATGGTAAGAAGCTCATCAGACTTTTTTGTATACCACAGAAGAGTGGTCCCATTGTACGACCTACTAGGCTCACACACCCAGAAGAGTGGGCTAGGTTTGTAGAC